GCTTCGCGGAGCAACCTGCCGGTTGCGTCGCGGTCTTCCCACCGCCCGCCGATCCACGTCAGCCGGTTCCAGCCCCAGACCGCTTGGTAATTCGGGCCCCCAAAACGATTTCGCCCGCCAGCAAGAAGGAGCCGCCACCGGACGCTGGCGGGCGCCTCGTGGGTTTCTCTAAGGACCCGGATCACGAACTGGTTCAGTAGCCCTGCGGCCTGGCCAGCGCATCCACGTAGCTGCCGCTGCGCGGCGAGTCGTTCCACACCTGCATGCCGACGTCGAAGTAGAAGATGTAGGCTGCGGCGAGCCCGCCCGACGACCCGTAGATCGGGAACACGGTCTGTCCGCCGACCTCGTAGTAGTCAATATCTTTCATCACCGCGCGGCCCCAGTGCGAGAGATCGAGGAAGTCAATCCTCGTCTGGTCGGCGTTGATCGAGGACTTGACGGGCACGCCGGACATCGTTTTCTGGCCGGTGAAGAGCAGGTCCAGGTCGTTCGCGCGCCCTCCGCCGCCCTCCTTGATGACTTGAGAAATCGTGATGCCGAGGTTTTCCCAGGCGTGTTCCTGCTCGACGGAGGTGTAGGCGATAAGCTTGCCGAGCTGATTGATGCCCAACGCCTTGCGGACTTTGTTGAGCGCCAAGCGGACGTTGCCCGGCGTCAGTGCGGCGTTGCCGGCGTTGACCCGCGGCGTAGCGAGCTGCACCGGGTAAGTCGCCCGGTTGAGGTTGAGCCACGTGCCGGTGGTCGCGTTGTTCTGATGGTACTTGATGCCGAACAAGCTGACCGGCGAAGCCCCCGAGAGCCCGTCGTGCACGATCACATCGGTCGCCACTGTGCCCGCCGGCACGTTGTCCACAGTGATCGTCTGCGTGGAGGAAATGGGATCGGCCGCGGTGACTGTCGTGACCACGCCGGCGGCGACGTTCCGGTTCGTGGTGAGCGTCGTGTCATAGATCTGGATGGTCTGGCCGACGTACACCAGCGCCGCGCCGTTCGGCACCGCCATGGTGAGCGTGCTGCCGCTGATCGAGTTGATCGTGCCCAGCACGCCGTTTCCGGCGGTCTGCATCAGCTTGTCGAGGAACGCCCGGAACTGCTTCATCCCGTTGGCCACCTCGCGCTTGGCCGCGTTTTCGATGGCCTTCTCGCTCGAGTTCGTGGCGTACTCGACCAGCTTGGTGATCTCGACCCCGAACTTGAAGAAGATCGGCGTCACCTGGGCCACGTCGTAGCTGGTGCCCGACCCGCGTCCCAGGTCGCCGCCATCGGCGTTGTAGGATCCGGCTTTGCCGCCGGGGTTGATTTGCAAGGGCAGCCGCATGTTGCGGCTGGAGACCTTTTCCACGTCGCCGCGCTGCTGGATCATGGCCAGCAGGATGTCGTCCCGCTCGTAGAGCAGCGGCACTTTGTCCCGCACCTTCTCCAGTTGCAGCGCGACGGTCTGCGAATTGCTCTGTGCTGGCATTGGTTTTTCTCCTTAGAGTGCGTTTGAGTCCGGTCGAATTCTTAGCAGCTTGCTGAAAAACCGAGTGGGACAGGCTTTCAGCCTGTCCGCCGTCCAAAGGACGCGGGGAAACAAACGACTTGACACAGCCCCAACGGCAACCATCACGGCCCAAGGCGGTTTTTTCAACAAGCTCATAGGGACATGGTATGGTTCGGCCCGCTGCGGGCGGTTCGCCTACAGGCTCAGGATCTCGGCGTCGCTGGTCTTGCTGTAGTCAATGTCCTTGGGCGCGAGCGGCCGCGGCGCTCGAGGTTCGGTCGCCCCGCCGCCGGTGATGTCCACGCGGCGCGCGGCGGCGTCCTGCTTCTCGAGCTTCGCGCGGTTCGCGCCGAGCACGGAGCTGGTCCAGTCGCTCACTACGCGCTTGGCCACGCCGGGCAGCAGGCTCTTGGCGCGCGCGAAGATCAGCTTCACCACCTGCTGCTTCACCTCGTCGGTGAACTGCCACTGCCGCAGCAGCGCGGCCACCTGGCGCGTGAGCGCGCGGTCGTTTTGCAGCGTGCCGTTGATTTCGCCGAAGATGTCCTCGGCGATGCGTTTGCGCGCGCCCTCGGGCACCGTCGCGGGCAGCACGCCCGCGACGCTCTGCTCGATCGCCTGCCGCACCTTGGCGACCACGGCGTCGTTCGCGGACTGCTGGAAGCCGGCGTATTGCTCGGCGCGGAACTCCTGCCGCTCGCGGTCGAGCTCGGCGCGCTCGCGCGCCAGCTCGGTTTCTGCCGCGGTTCCCCTGAGCGTGTCGTCGGCAGCCGCAGGGCCGCTCTTGGGCGGTCCTTCTGCACCGGCGGGCTTCTCGCCCGCGTCCGCGAACTGCTGCGCCAGCGCGCGCCACGCTGCGGGATCGCGCTCGGCGAGCACGCGCGCGGCCTGGCCGAGCATGGCCCGGAACGCGCGCGGGTCGGTCTGGAGCAAATACGCGGCCAGTTGCGCCTGGCCGCGCGGGTCGGCGCCAAAGTAAGCGTCGTCAATCCGGTCGATTTCTTCCGTGCGCGCGAGCGCCTGCCGCGCCTGCTCGACGCCGCCGGGGAAAAGCTCCTTCACCGCACGTGCCTCCGCGACCGTCGGGAAAATTTCGCGGTAGCCCTGATGCGCCTCCCACAAGGCCTGCGCTTCCCTGCCGACCTTGGCATCCCCGAGCAGCGGCTTCAGCCACTCGGGCGGCGCCTCAATTGCTTTTGCCGCCGTTTCAGTCGCGCCGGCATCCTGTCGGCTCTCTTCCCCGGACCGCCGAGACGCCGGCGCTACGTCGCCTGCCTCCGCCGGCTGCGCCGCAACAGAGGACGTGGGAGCCTTTCCGGTGGTCGCTGCGCCCGCTCCCGCGTCCTCCACGCCGATCCCCAGGATCTCCTCGTCCGTCATCCCAGACGTGCTTGCTGCTGTCGCTGCCTCGTTGACACTCACCTGTTCCTCCAAAGGAAAAGCCCGTCTGCGCACGCTCGCCCGGTGCGGCCCGCGCGACCCCAACGACGCCGAGCCGTGGCGGGGTGAACCCGCCGCTACAACCTACGAAGAGCCAGCGGGACGCTGCCGTGCGAGCCAGTGCGCCAGGGCGTGCGCGCGGACGTTGGCGAAGCCCTGCGGGTTCTGCGCGTGCGCCGTCTGCCCGGCGTCGGAATTCCCCCAGCGCTTGCACTCCTCGAACTCCACGGCGTGGTCGTCGAGCAATTCATCAATCGGCACGCTAGGCTCCAGGACGCTTGCAGCGTCCGCCATCCGGAGGCCCTGATCCGTTTCGGGGACGAGGGACCCCACAGAGGGATTCCTGGGTCGGTCGTCCCGCGAGGCGGGACGCAACTCCCTCGGAATGGCGCCGGACCCGAGCCCGGCGGGACGAACGACCGGCGCACTTTGCAGCAACTGCTGGATCTCGCGGAGCTGCTTATTGCGCGAGTCCTCGCCGGGCACGACGATCTCGGTCAGCCCGATGACGCTCTTGATGAAGCCCAGGTTGGCCGGCTCGGCCAGCATCTTTGCGATCATCGGGTCCGGGTTGGTCATCAACTGTTGCAGTACGCTGCGTTGCTGCGACTTCAGCCGCGGGAATGACTCGTCGGCCTCGGGATGCGCCTGGATATTGCCCTTCAGGTCCGCCAGGCGAATCCACTGCGACGCAAATTCTCCGCCTTCGCCCAAGAACGGGATCTCGACATCCTCGGGGCGATTTTTGCGGAAGCAGTCCACGCCGAGCAGCATCACGTCGGCGTAGAAGCTCTTGAGCCGCCGCCAAACCAGCCCCAGCCGGCCGAGCGCCTGGTCGCGCGCGATGGCGTAGCCCGACGCCGTCTTCACATCCTGCATTTCGCCGCCAAAGACTGCCGGAAACAGGCCGCTCAGGAACTGCGCCACCGGGCCGACCAGGTCCTGTTGATGCCTGAGCATGTCCGGCGGGACCTGCGCCGGGGCAGGCTGGAAGAAGCTCGCGGCGAGCGGCTGCCCCGGCCGTGCGCGCGCCGGGTAGTGCGCCGCGGGCTCGGCCACCTGGTTTGCCAGCGCATCGAAGTCGAGCGTCTGCGGGTCGGCGTAAATCGGCGGGATGCCGTACTCGTAGGTTTCCGCCTGGATGTTCGAGAGGATGTTGTAGCGCTCCTGCACCTGCACGAGCGAGTCGCCGACGCTGGGACGGTTTTGGCCGTCGCCCGGGAGCGCGTGCATGACGCGCCAGTGGTCGTCCATGCTTTCGTTGCGCGATTCGCAGTAGGTTTCCCCGGCGAAGGCCACATAGCAGCCGTCGGGGAAAAGCGCGAGCAGCGCGTCGCGCACGGCCTTATCCTCGACGGCGTAGAACACCCACGGGCGCAGCCACGTGCGCGAAAAGGTAATCAGGTTGTGCAGCGCGTCGCCGGGATGAATCGTGGGCAGGCCTTGCGCGACCGCGACACGCGACGCCCGCGCATAGATGTCGTCGGCTTCGTTCGGCCCGCCGGTCTGGATCTTATCGGCGACGTGCGGATAGCTGGCCTTGAGCTTGGCGCGATGCACCTCCATCTGCCATTGCAGATAGGGGTATTCGTGCATCTCGTTGGCCCACACGGGCGTGTTGAGCTCGAGCCCGCCGACGATGCTGATCACCTCCTGGCCATTCGGCACCCTCTGTGTGCCGGTGAAATTGGGCACGGGCACCAGCTCCGCCGGCCGCAGGTTCTCCGGGCCCAGCTCGGCGCCGCACTGCGGGCAGATCACCGTAGGGACGAGGTTCTGAAGCTCTTCCGCCGCTATCTGGCTCTGCATCCCGCGCGGCGAGACCGGCGTCTCCGCGCCGCAGCTCGCGCACACATAGGCGTCCGCGCCCAGTTTTCCCAGACCCACTTCCATCTGCTCGCTGTGGTGGAAGCCGAACCGCTGACCATCGGCGACGTAGCGGACGTACCCGCCGATCTTGCCGTCGGTCCACAGGTAGTAGCCCACGGCGGTCAGCAGGTTCTGCACGCGGTTGTTCTGCTCGATGAGTCGTGCCGCCTCCGAAGCCGCTTTGGCCGCCGAAATGTCCTCCTCGCTCTGCGCCGACTGCGGATAGAACTGTACGCTGGGAACGTCCTGGCTCATCACCGCGATGAAGCTGAGCCCGAAGCCCTGATAGAAATTGGTGATAAAGCTGTACCGCGGCATCTCTTCGAGCGCGCGGTCTGTGTCCACGCTGACGCCTTGCGCGCCGAACGGCAGGTGCCAGCTCAGGTCATTGGGATTCCACCAGCCGTACTGCAAGCCCTGCCAGAACAGCCGCGCCTGCTTGACGCGTCGGATCTCGTGCCGCCGCGCGACAATGCCTTCGGTGCGGAACTGCATCACCAGGTCGCGCAGCGCGCCTACCACCCGCGGCTTCAACTCCTCGAGCTTCTCGTTGTTCGGCCCGTACGGCGCTGCGCTGTCAGCCCGGGCCCCTGTTCCGCCGAGCGAGACGCCCCGAGAAAGCCCTGCGCTTCCGTTCCCGCCTTCTTTCGGCGCGATCGCGCCCGGCGGAAACGATGCGGCGAGCGAGTCCTTCCCGATTGTGGCGGCCGTGGCCATCAGCTCTGCGCTTTGCCTTTGCCGAGCACCCGCGCGACGAACCGCCCCACGCCTTCGTGATCGCCGTGCTCGAAATGGTGCGTGGTGAAGCGGCCGGACGGCTCGATGCTTTGCTCATCGCTGCCCGGCGCGTGGTGCAGCACGCGCACCTTGATGCCGTCCGGGTGGTGCTGGATGTGGATGCGGTGCACCCCGCCGGCTCGGTCGCGCGAAGCCGAGCTCCCTTCGGAGCCCGCTTCGTTCTCCTCTTCCTCGCGCGACTCCTCCATCGCCCGGCCGTAGGCCGGATTGGCGTAATACCTGCCGTGAATCATCGGCATGTGTGTTTCTCCTTGAGACGTTGGCACCCCAGAGGAATACAGATCAGCGCAGATGACAGCCCGGGAACAAGCCGGTTCTTAGCGGTAGCTTTGGCGACTCCTCACGCGAACGGCCCGCCGTTGGGCTTGCGCCCCGATTCTGACCAAGCGGGGCGGTCCGTATTGTAAGAATCGGGCCGCGCGGAGGTCGCCGGCGCGGCCTGCCCGATTCGGGCGGGCCCGATTCGGGCCTGCTGCTGGGCCCTGCGCGCCTGCGCAATTTCGTTGAGCGCCTGAATCTGATGCCACGAGCGTCGCCGCACTCGCGGGATCTCCGGCAGCCCGCCGCGGCGGGCGTCTTCGGAGAAATCAATCGGCGGGATGCCCGCAGTGCCGAGCAGCGAATTGGTCAGGGCGCGGTTTTCGGCGCGTAGTCGGGCGACTTCCTCTTCGAGCGCGCGCGTATAGCGCGTGGTCAGAAGCCAATGGCAGAACTCGCGAAGGTTCATCCCGTTCCACACAATTCTGGCAGAACTGCCAATATGCCCCTCGACTCTGCTCGGGGCACCCTGAGCGGTAGTCGAAGGGTGCACCTTCTACTGAAAATTCGCACCGGACGGTGTGGAACGGGACTCATCCCTCGAATTCCTCGGGATGACCAGGAACTTATACGTTC